ATTTGCTGCTGTGGTATTGGCACTTAAAGCCAACCTTCCAACTGCGGTGTTATCAGAGGCTGTGGTGTTTGCTGTTAAAGCATCTTTACCGACTGCTGTGTTATTTGAAGCAGTAGTATTAGCATCGAGAGCATTATGCCCTACAGCTACATTATTATCACCTGTGGTGTTTGCATATAGAGCATTACCACCAACTGATGTGTTTTGAGTTCCAGTTGTATTTGTTAATAAAGCATAAGCACCCACAGCAACTTGAACGTCGCCTGTCGTGTTTGCTCCTAATGCTCCATAACCAACTGCTATATTATAACTAGCTGTCGTATTGGCATCTAAAGCCGTTGCTCCAACAGCCACGTTTTGTGTACCTGTGGTGTTTACTAATAAAGCGTTTTTACCAACAGCAACATTGTTTGAAGCTGTAGTATTATAGTACATTGCCTGATAACCAAGTCCAACATTACCAGTTCCTGTGGTGTTATAATATAAAGCACTTGTACCACTAGCTACGTTCTCAGCACCTGTGGTGTTTGTTACTAAAGAAGCATTACCAACTGCTGTGTTATTTGCACCTGTGGTGTTTGCTCCTAATGATCCTGCACCAACGGCTGTGTTATATGAAGCAGTGGTATTAGCATCTAAGGCTGCTGAACCAACTGCCGTATTAGAGGCACCTGAGCTGTTTGCTGTTAAAGCTGTATAACCAACAGCAGTATTGGCAGTAGCAGTAGTATTTGCTGTTAGAGCATTATGACCCATAGCAACATTATTTGCCCCTGTGGTGTTTGCTCCTAAAGCACCATAGCCAATTGCATTATTATTAGATGCAGTTGTATTAGCATCCAAGGCGTTATAACCCATTGCCACATTATTAGCACCTGTGGTATTTGCATATAATGCGTGTCTACCAACAGCAGTATTTTCACTGCCTAGATTTGCTCCCAATGCCTCAGTACCAATTGCTGTACAATAATTTCCTGTTGCGATTGCATCCAAAGCTAGATAACCAACTGCTACATTTTCTGTGCCTGTGGTATTCAGTAACAATGCTGAACTGCCAACCGCAGTATTCTTACTCGCAGTCGTATTCGCTCCGAGAGCGTTGTCTCCGATAGCGGTGTTGTCCGAGCCTGTGGTGTTAGCATCGGCAGCGTTTGAGCCGACTGCTACGTTGTCTGTTCCAGTTGTATTAGCTGTTAATGCTGTGTAACCAACTGCTGTGTTATTTGAAGCGGTAGTATTAGCCGCTAAAGCACTCTTTCCTACAGCCACATTATATCCGCCTGTAGTGTTGGTAGCTAAAGCAGTAGAACCTACAGCAGTATTCTCACCACCTGTTGTTACATTTTTTGCTGCTTCATTACCAATGGCTGTGTTATGACCTGCTGTTGTAGCATCCTCAAGCGCCTGATAACCCACGGCAGTATTGTCTGTTCCAGAACTGTTCGCGGTTAAAGCTAGTGTTCCAATCGCTGTGTTATCTGCTGCGGTAGTTGCTACCAATAAAGCACCTGATCCAATAGCTACGTTATTTCCGCCTGTGGTTAAAGCACCACCAGCATTATCGCCAACTGCTGTATTGTCAGAGCCAGTGGTCACTGCATCAAGGGATGCTTCACCTATGGCTACGTTGTCTGTTCCTGTGGTTATGGCTGTGCCTAAGTTACCTGAACCAAGACCTACATTACCGGTACCACCGGTCATGTCTAAAACATCAGTAACGGCTGCGCCACCACCGGCACCATCGGCTACCACCATCTTAATTCCGCCATTCGGAATGATGACATTGGCTCCGGTGCCTTGAGAAATAGTGACTTGATAACCAGCACTATTTTGGATAATCCAAGTTTTATTAACGGTGTTCGGTGCCAGAGTTACGGTGTTGGTTGCAGTGATTGATCCTGCAAGAGTAAGGGAGTAGGCTCTGGCCGCATCTGCTGCACCATCTGCCATTGTAATTGTGTGCGAAGTTCCGGTAATTGTTTCTGAACCACTGCCCCAGGCTTCTGCTATTAGTTCTAAATTTGTGTTGGTGCTGGTTCCCCAAGTACCTGATTCATCGCCTGTGGCGATCTCTTTGAGTCTTAAATCGTTTACATATGTTGCCATTTATCGATCCTCCAATCTTATATGAGTATAACTGTTATAAATTATCTTTTCCATTATTAAGCAACCTCCTCCCAAACAGGGTCTTGATCGTCGTCAACTGCAGACCAGCTTGGACTTTGTGAATCATTGACTCCAGCCCATTCGGCATCTTGTCCTGGGACAACCTCCGACCAAACCAATAATTGACTAATATGCCCGGTTCCTGCAAACCCTGTAACCGCAATAGTGACATGAGTTGTAGCTGTTATATCACCAAGGCTGCTTGTCATAGCACCCAAAGTGACGGATATAATATTATTAGTCGTTAGAGTTATTGCTCCTAACGATGTTGTCCCTGCTAATCCCGTAGGATAAACATTTGCATCACAGGTAACTGTTTCATCGCCCTGGGAAACGGTCGATGCTGTTCCACTAACCCCTGTAATGGCGGTACCATTGGCAATAACTGTGCCAACCGCACCAGTTGCTGCTAAACCTGTTTCTGTGACATTAGCATCAGCACTAACCGTTTCAGTACCTAAAGCAGTGGTTCCTGCTAGTCCTGTAACCGAAAGATTAGCAACACCAGTAACTGTAAGCGAACTTACTGCACCAGTAGCCGCTACTCCTGTTTCTGCAACATTTGCATCACAAGTAATGGTTAAAGAACTTACTGCACCAGTGCCCGCCAAGCCGGTTAGCTCAACAGGGACAGGATTACCCCAAGTGCCAGAATTCCATGTACTCCGACCCCAGCCAGTGATAGCAGCCATTAGCTGCCCTTACGCTATTCTAATAACAGCGTTACTTGCGTCTGCGGTTGGGAAAGATATGGTAAAGCTACCAGCGGTGCTGGTTTTATCGCCACCGAAATCAAAAACTGCAACTGCTGGATCACCAGTAGCTGTGTCATTGAAAATCATGCAGCCTCTTGCAGTAATTGTGCAAGTACCAAACGTCAAGTCAGCAAAATCAGTAAACGCAGTCGTTCCCGAAGTCGTCGGATTAACTCTGGTCAAAGCCCCACCTTTAGCGGTGTAGTTTGTTCCTGATGCCTCTTGGCTAGTGGAATAAGCTGTGGTAGCAGCACTCATAGTAGCTGAACTGGTATACAGGGCTAACATGAAGGTATCGCCTCCAGAAAGTAAAAAATCGTGCTTCGCTTCTAAAAGTTCTTTTTTAAAAGAGGTACACATTGCCTGAGTTATAGCCATTATAGTCTCCTAATAATTTCCGCAAGGTCTTTATTCCCTTGCGCCTCTAATTGATTACCTATTGTACACATGTGGTTTTTAATTGCCTCTTGCATATAATAAGTAATTACCGTACGACACGTTTTTTTAAAAGCATGGGCTTGCGCTCTAATTGGATCCGGCGCTGTGTCGCTCACCGAAACCAGTTTATTAGTAGCCATTTCAGCAACTTCTTCTACTGTATGGCCTCTACCATGTGTTGTCTTTACCCCAAGGTTTCCTATAGAGATTGTAAACGAATCAGTTTCCATCAATATTTCTCAGGCTCTACTGGTTCTAAGTTTATATCTTCTCTTCCTATTATACCCACAGGTTTATTATTTTTTTCAATTTGTATGTCTGATAGATTGCAAACCTTTATACCCGCTCCGTTTTGATAAGTAATCTTTGGATCATTTAATCTATGATAACCGTATAATTTATCTTTAATGTCAATATCAGTATCCAATAAAGAAGACCTAGGAGCTATAGAAACATCTATTTCAGCCCCTATACACTTAGAAAGCCAAAATTCTACACAAGCTCTACCGGATTCTGCAAAGTGCATGTTTGTTTTATATGTAAAATCTACCCCAAATATAGAAATACTGCTTACTTTTGACCACAAAGCATAAGCAACGGCATAAGCAATCGTGTTATTGAAATAAGAACACCCCAAGTCTTTTACAACAGCTTCCAAAGGATATTCTTGAACTGCAGGAACTCTATTATCCAGTTCACAGGAGTAGATGGGATAATCTACACGAGGCAGCGTTCTCCTCATCATTTCAGTCATAGGTCCAGCATCTTCCGTATCTAAAAAACGAGTCATAGGGTCTAATATAAAAGCTCTGTCTACATTAGGCAAAACACCGATCATCGCATTAATGGCCCATACTTCATCAAAGAAAGCACTATGTACCTGGGAGAGATGAAAGTCTATTTGACTCTGCCCCATGGCTACAACAGCAACCGACTTTCCTTCTAGTTCTTTAATCATTGTGGTTGTGGTCTCAGTTTGTCATAACGGTATTGATCTCTGGTTCCAAGGGCTTCGTTAAAGTTTTTAAGTTTCATCAACGCTTCTTGGAAACGAGTTTCATAGTATTGGAGTTCGTTTGGATCGCCCTTCATAAATACAGAGGCTTCAACCAAAGCCCCATAAAAGAGAGCATCTTCAGCATTCGTTGAAAGCCAAGTTGTTCCACTGTCCCCTGCAGCAGTCAATGAAGCAGGTCGATAAACATAGTGGAGCTCAAAAGTTAAATTTGCATTAGGTGCTGGTGCCAACATAAACGTGTCTTCGTCAAACGAAGCATAATATTTAGGAACACCTGTTGTCGCCGAAGCAGGTGTATAGTCTCTAACCCAAGTAACTTGTTTTAAGTTCAAATAGATATAGTTACTGTCTGAATCAATTACTGCTAAACTTAAGGGGTCAAGATAATCAGACGGTTTCCCTAAGTAAGAATTACCAGAACTTGCTGTTCCTGTGACATTCTTACGAAACTCGTCTAATTGAACTGTTTTTAATATCTTTTCTTCTGACAATTTAATGAAAGTGTCTAACGTACTCACAAACGTAGATTCATCATTATCCGTGTAGTTTTGTATTGCTGTTTTTAAACCTGAATATGTAAAGCTCATGTTGTCACCGTTATTGTTCCTAGACTTGCCGTAGCCTCAAGTCCTGTAAAGTATGTTCCTATTGTATCTGCCGTCGTGTCTGTCATGGGGGATGCAGCACCAGCAGTTACAACACCTAATTGGGCCTGAGGTAATGGTACCTCAGGTCTAGGTTGATATAAAGTTTCAGGATCTTGTGTGTGTTTAGCTGGAGTGTCTTGAGGTTGTCTAGGTTCATAACATTCAGGACAAACCTTTAGGTTGTTCCACTCAACCATCATAGAAAGATAAGGGTACGACCAACCGCAACGATCACATACCGCTAGTGAATGTGTGCCTTTTGCATAAGCCATTAATAGGTTGCCTTAGGCACCAGATGAAGACTTGCTCTTCCTCTATCTTCGTCTTGAGCTCTTCTTAGGTCTTGTTCATATATTTGAGACAACATAGGAACTCGTTCTGGGTTCTTTTTAAGAGCCATATAATAAGCTAGACCAGAAACCATTGGCGGTATAAACCGACTAGGTACTTCTTGGTCTTGGGCAGAAGCAGTTACATCGTCTATACGCTGAATCCTGTAGGATAAAAAAATATCAGTAGAATTGTCGGGTGTTGGCCATAAATAAAGCACCGGAGTTGTCTGTCTATCGACAAAAAATTCTGTAGGTCTAGCTTCCGTTGTTTTATTAGGAATATTCAAATATTCCATACGCCCTACCCTATTAACCTGATAGTCCGTTTGAGTTCCACTTACTGTTCTTCGTATAACGGCCTCAATTACATCAATATCATAAGAATTAAGCGTATAACTTGCCGTGCTCTCTGTTAGCGTTAAACTAACTTGAGCAATCGTCCAAATATTAATGCCTCGGTTCGACCAATCTGCAAACATAATGTTTAAAGATCGTCTAGCCGTTGCTGCATCATAACCTGTCCGAGCCTCTAGCCCAGCAAGTTCGTACGCTTCTTCTATTACTTCACCCGTGTCTAAAGCGAATGTTTTAGTACCCGAAGTAGCCATTATTAACAGTGATATGCAACGAAAAAGTCACAATTAGCTAATACGACATAGGCTCCTGTAGAAAACTTAACTCCATTATTGGGTAGGTAATGATCAAATGCTTCATTTGCCGCACTACCAAATTTAAATTCCATTAGAAGTTTAGTGCTACTAGCGCTTGTACCATCGTATACTTTTATAGTAGCATCTGCAGCACTTGCTTGAGCTTGAACAGATTGGATCCTTATAGGCCCCAAATTTGTTGCTGTCCCTGCTCCACTACCGATAGTTCCTTGTAACTGTCCAGTAGCTGTCAAAGGCACCGATGCTTTTACATCTGATGAACTCATACGGTTCTCCTATTAAGCGTCAGCAAACGGTGTTACTAAAGTCCCTGAACCAAGTATAATTCCTTCTATTGAATACTTCGCAGAAGCTATTGCAGTACATCTTACGATGCTTCCTGCAAGTCCTCCTTTGGTAGTTCCGTTCATAGTTATAACATCATTGCTTGCGCCAGAAATAAAGGTTTTGCCTGTTGCGTCAGTTACTCCTGTATAAGTACCACCAACAAACTTGTCTGTGCCATCCGTTAAGACGTCCATATCTGTAGCTGCTGTAACAACAACAAACATGAATTGAGCCCCTAAATTATTAGTTTGATTTGGGTCGGTGTCTTCACCTGGAGCCGTTGTAACTATAGAAGGTAATGTAAATTTACCGTCTGCGTCATTACAAAGAAGTATTTTTCCTGCGTGTGCTGCTACTGTTATTGAGGTATCAGCAGTAAGACTCACAACAGCAGCGTTCCCTGCGGAAATAAAACCAGCTAGTGATCTAACTGGACCTGAAAAGGTTGATTTTGCCATAATTTTTTCTCCCGAAAAAAATAAGTCCTACCGTCTTGGCATTGTCTGCTAGGTCAGTCTGTAGGACAATTTATCCCTAGATAAAGTTGATGTGGGTTGAGTAGGAAACCCCCACATCACAGGTTCCATAAGTTCACTTGCGTTATTACTCTTTATGCGCCCGGAGAACCGAAGATACCACGCCAGTCAGACCAGCCGAAGCTGTATCTTTCTCTTGCTTTGTATCGTACATTTCCAGTTTCAAAATCGCCTTCCATGTTAGTGGAAACGGCGGTTCTGACGAAATGCTTCAGTCCATTAGGAATATCTGTTTTAATAAACCACGCATCGGTGTCTGTCAAATAATGATTCACAGCATAGCCGTCAGGGATCATTCCCATATTTCTAATTGCATTGATGTCATTATCTGAAGTTGCGACCCGACCTGGAGTATTTAACAGCCGATCTGCAATAAACTGTAATGCTGGCGGCACAATTAAGCGTTGTGCTTGAGCATTAACTTTCAGACCTCTCTCATCTTTAAAACCAGCAATATCAATTAATGCTTGTTCCATAGATGTTTCATTAAGGTCTGCAGCCGTGCTTAGTTCGTTCTTAAGGTCACCAGCAGTTATAGAAGTATGATCGGTAGCGAAAAGTTCTTTACCGTCTCCTCCTGGATAACTACTACTAAATCCGTTATTCAACACATTAGCAGCTTTAATCTGCTTTGTTTGTTGCATAGAACGAGCAAGAGCACGAGTGTATCTTGCAGAAAGGGTATCATAAAGATTATCTTCCATAGCCTCTTCAGTTAGGGAGAAAGCTAAAGCCACAGTGTCATGTGTATAACGAGCTGTCCAAGTTTCTTGGGCAGTGTCATACTTAACTGCAGCGCCTTCGCCTTTAACTGCTGCTTCCCCGAATCCAGAGAGCATCACTTCTTCCTCATAAGCACGGTCTGAACTTTCAGTGTTGAAAATCATTGTGTGCTCATCAGCATAGCTTGAGTACTCTAGTCCGAATAAAGCGTTAAGGCCTGGAACAAGTTCTTTAACGAGCTGTGCTCGATTAATTGCCATTACTTATCTCCTTATTCAAATGGATTAGCTGGGAAACGAAAAAAGGCTCTAGCATAAGCCGCTATTGAGTTGCTTGGTGTATCCACAAAGCCAACACAAAGAGCCACGCCAGAAGATGTAGTAGCAGTTACGCCCTCCGCAGAACGACCAGTAGATGTACTACCAGCAGTTGTTGTGAGAGTGTATTTGCTGCCAATAAAACTTACCGCAGGAGTTCCTGCTGTAAATTGAGCCTCATAAACGATGTCAGGATCGTTATATATGTAGGCTTTGGCATCTGCACTTCCTAATGTAGCAACGTCTGCAGTCCAATGTTTCGAAAACGTCGGAGTGCCGTCAGTTGCTTCGTAATAAACGCCAGCAAAAACGCCAATAGGAGCACCAGTAGCCGTACCCTGAATGATATAACCGCTTGATAGATTGACAACATCACCACTAAAAATAGAAGCATTTGTCGCACTAGCGATTCTCATTTGGGCAGGTCTAATAGTTCCACCAGTCATGTGATAGGCTGGTGTAAACCCATTGGGATCATTAGTATTTGCCATAGTTATTTACCCATAAGTTAAAAGGTTAATCTTCAGAAAGATCCCGTTTGCTACCAAACTCCGTCTTCGTTCTACGATTCGGTTGTTCAATAGGCATAATAGGATTACTTTCCCTCATTAGTTCTGAATCAACTGCCTGCATGGACGCATCGGTCATTTCTTGGAAATATTCCTTACGTTCATCGACAATCTCTTCATCTATTTTTGCTAAGATTAAACCGCCAACCCCAATAACACCTGCATGTTTTCCATCCTCAATTGTCGGACCTTGAAACTCGGGATGAGCTTCAGACCTAACAGGTTCGAATCCTTCACGAATACGCTTAGACATATTCGTTTTGTCATCTTGCCCGAGAATGCTTTCACGGATCCAGCGATATTTATATCCTGGAGGTGGTTTAGGCGCGTCCAAACTGGACGGGGGTTGCCAAGGTTTCCTGCGAGTTTTTGTTGCTCGAACTTCAGCAGAACGGGAGTTGCGATCTGTCATATTATACTCCTAATATTAGACATACTTTGCGTATTCTGTTAGTGGCACACCAAGTTTTTTAGCAATTGCTTGCTGGCTTGGGGTGAGTTTTACTGTTCTGGATTTTCTAGTCCTTGGGTTAGTCCCAACACTATTCCGTCCGACAGCTTGGACAGGAGGAGATTTACTCTCCGCTTGTTCAAATTTGTGTGGAAAGGCTTCTTTAATCCTTTCGCTTAGTTGTTCATAGTAATCAGGAACAGCAGGATTTATCCCCTGTTCTTGCATTTCCTTATCTACATCAAAAGCAGCATTAGTCATAATACGGTCTGTTCCAAACCAAGCGTTTTCTTCTTTTTGTGCCCAGGCCGTTGCTCTAGGATCAAGCTGTTGATTTGGCGCGGCACCGTTTTGTGCTACGACGGGAGCGGCATCTCTTTGCTTCTTTGCTCTGGCTAAAGTTTCTTGCTCAACAGCCAATTTAGCTATGTTCTGCTGTGCATTTATTTGACCGTCCATATCCCCTGTCTGCATGGCTTCTTTATATTTTCCTTTTGCCTGCTCTAATTCAGTGACAACGCGGCCGTTGTATTCTTGAAATAGGGCTTTATCAGAGGTTTCAATTTTTTGTTCAAAATCTTTAACTTGATCTCTTAGTGTTTGAGCCACTCTAAGAGCTTCGTCTCTTTGTCTTTCGGCTTCTCTGTGGTTATAGGTCAGTTTATCGATTCTTTTCTGAACCTTATCACTGTACAACTCTATTTCTTGTTCGTGATCGGAAGTCTCAACTTCAACTGTCTGTATTTCAATTTCTTGTTCTAAATTTTCTTGTGCTTGTGGCATGGTTTCCTCCATGAATTAATTTGAGTTTAGCGTGAATCTTTTCAATAGTAAACATTAAACACCTAAAATATCTTCAGGATCATCTATTAAAGCTAAGATTTCATCGTCGTTTAAAAGGCGCAAGTCTCCTCCATCGATCTGAATACGGGCTCCTGCGTAGCGTCCAAAAACAACCCAATCACCTTCCTTGCACCAAGGGCCTTCAGGAAATTTATTGAGGTCTTTATAAGCATCTGGCCCTAGAGCTACAATATAGCCCACGACTGTAGTTAGACGCTCTCGGTCTACAGTTTGTTTAGCCAGATAGATTCCACCTTTTGTCTTCTCAGCAGGGGCAAAGGGTAAAATTAACATTCGATAACCGGTAGGTTTAGGCAGTTTATGTGAAATAGTGCCTTTTTTTAGGTCATCGGGAGTAAAAGGGGTAGGTTTTTCTATTTTTGGCTCTTCTTTACCAAAATTTTGAACAAAAGAGGGCATTTCTTTTGTTTTCTCGGCTTTAATCGCCATCGGGGGTCTCCATTCGTTTATGTAGTCTAATTATCTCGTTCTCAATAAAATTCAACCCCGCTATTTCGCCAACTAAACGATGATATTGGTTAAAATCACCTATACCGCCGCTTGCAAGAGTGTCTTTCAACTCTTCTTGTCGTTTGCGGGACTGTTTTAGTAAAAATTCAGTCGCCGTTAGCCAATCCATGTCTTATTCTTTTATCCATTGGATAAAACTAAGTCCTTTTGTGGCAGCTCCGCCACCATTTGCTTTACCTTTTACCGCTTTCACCTTGCCGTCGCCGTTTGTGTTCAGCTTAACTGGGTTTTTTTGTGGTCCTGGATAAAGTTTTGACTTCTTTTTCATCTTAACTCCTATTATTTTCTCTAGTTTTTTCATCTGCTTGTCGAACAGTGTTTAAAATATCGGCATACGTTCTATCTGACTCTAATAGAGACGATTGTACGTCTTTTTCTCTTTGTGCTGCAATTTTCATTTCAGCAATAGCCTCTTGAGACTCAATTTTCTCTCTATCAACGTCTGCTTTTTGGTCAGCAGCAACGGCTTTTTGTCTTATCTCAGCTCTTTGGAGCTCAATGATTGGATCCATCTTCTCGATTTCTTCAGCTTTGGCCCTAGCCTCTGCTCTACCGGTAACCTGTGCTGTTGCTTGTGTAGCCATTTGAGCAATTTGGTTCATAATTTCTTGTGCTTGCTCTGGAGGTAGTTTTTGGAGCTCCTCTAGTGGAGGTAGTTTTTGACCCATCTCTTCTTCAATCTGAATCCTATACAACATCGCCTGATGTTCTTGTATGTTTGCGCTTAACATCTGGACAGCTCCTTGGTTTTGTTGAGCCATGGGGTTTTGAAGAAAAGAGGAATGAGACGCAACATACGCTTCATGGTCCTGCCACTCAAACGCCTTAATCGGTTGTCCCAACATGACGGCCTGTTCTTCACTGATCGGATCTCTTGGTGGAACCTCGGGTACTTCCGGTTCTGGTTTAAACAAAGTTTCTGGGTTTTTAATCTCAAGCGCTTCGTACATTCGTCGATACGCTTCTTGTAGGTTGTGTATTTCTGGTGCGGTTTGAGCCATTTGTAATTGTTGTTGTGCGATCATTACCCGTTGGGACATGGAAAAAATATTGGGGTCACTAACAGGAAGAACATCTACTCGTCCATCAAAATCTTGGGACAAGACTATTTGTTGTCCTCCTTTAGTCAGATAAGGATACTCAGCAGGTAAATATTTAGCATAGGTTCGAGATAAAAGTCTAAATTCTTTCTTTTGAGCATAGTGCAGTCTTTTATGTATAGCCGACATTACTTTAGTGCCTCTTTCCAACATAGCAATTGTTGTACCAACGGGCATCTGTTGGCTTCCAACATCACCGATCTGCATATCTGCAATTGAAGCAAAACGTCTTCCGGAATCAACCAAAAGACCTAAAAGTTGTGAAAGAACCGCTGATGGTTCTTTGTAAGGAAGCGGGAGTAAAGAATCCTTTATTGTACCGCCTGCAACATCAACATCTCTAAATTCTCCAGGTTGCAAGGGTTCATCTTCGCCTTGTATTCTCATGCCTCTTGCTTTGAAACCAGCAGGTAAATTGGCCAAGGTCCCTGCATCAATTAACTGTCTTAGTATAGAAGTAACCGATTTAGTTAAACCACCAATCATGTGAATTAAACCAAAACCATAGAACCCTAGTCCTGGAAGGAATTTATACTGAACAAAATAATCCACTTTTTTATAGAGGGTGTCTCCCTCTTCCCAATTACGACGAATAGCTAATATTTGGTTCATGTCTTCACAAACCGTTACAATATAAGGACAAGCAAAACCATGGTCTTCAATCTCAGTGAGACGAAGATCAACGTGCATTTCCAAAATAGTGTAGAGCTCGTTGTTCTCTGCATAGGTTGGACTGACCCCTTCTAGTTCTTCCATTTTTTCTTGAACTTCGTTAGGTTGAACACTGCCGGGATCCATTAATTCGACATCGGCATAAGTACCGTTAAGTTGCATCTTAAGCAGATCATTCTTGGTCATGGTCATAACATGAGTCACACGAGGAGAAGTAGAAAGATCAGTTGTAGAATAACTAACAACCAGGTCTTCAGCTTTCACAAACTCACTGACGGCTCGATCCAGCATCGTGTCAAAATAAACTTTCTTAAACGCACTTCCCGATAACGGTAAGTAGAAAAGAAGAGAGTCCATTTCAGG